TAAGCGCCGCCATCCGGGTTATCCTGCCAGCCGTCCGCCGGTATCGTAACCGCCTGCTGCGTAGTTGCAAGCTCACGAATCATTTCGTTCAATTCGCTATAAGTAACAAGCCCAGCAGGGGCAGAAACCGAAACCTTCAATTCGTCAGAGATAACGATTTGCAGTGAATATTCCACTTTGGTTGCAGGAACGCCATCCCTATATGCGGGTATAGGCTGGATATAATCCCCCAATGTCGCATAGATAAAATCAGTTTCTGCCCCTGTTACCGGATCGGCTATATAAATCATAAACTCCGATAAATAGAACATCGGCACATCCTTATGCAGAAGGTTCTCATACTGAATCGTAAGTCCGAGATGATCCGCTTCATGCCAGCGCCTGCCAATGGTGCCGTCGCTTACAAACTGTATCAATTCATGCTGATCCGCAAGGTTAGCTTCTTCCTCTATCCGCCCGCTGCCGAATGCTACACGCAGCAAAACAGGCGGGGCCTGCTGTGCCATACAAGCCGCCAATATGGCGCGTCCGTGAGTTGTTACCTTAAAGCTGTAATCCAAAACCTATCACTCCATTCCTTCTGAAACCGGCAATTTAACGAACGCATCTGAAAGAATCCCGCCCGTTTGTAACGTACCTGAAAAAACATGGGAATCTGGTGCTTCTGTGATTGTCAGAGCCGCATTTACAGTGGTCTGCCCACCAGTATTTAGTGTTCCCTTAAAATTGATATCATCCGCAGCTTCATGAACCGGGAACGATACAGCAACTGTTGATTGTCCTCCGGTTTGCAGCGTATGGCGGAAATCATAATCGTCTGCGGCTTCTGGGATTGTCAAGCGTATTACATTACTGAGCGTCCCGCCCAAATGAATCCGCGCAGGCTCTTTCGGATAAATTGGCGGCAGCAGATGCAGCACCTGAAAGACAATATTTGCCGGAACAACACGTTCGAGCATTTCCATAACGTACTCGCTCTTTTTCCGGTTAGCGTCAATCACCTCAACCAACAAAAAATAGCTGCCGTCTTCTATGGAAACGGTAAACCCGTCCTGCCCGCATAGATTTTGGAGCGTCCTACGCAGCCAAGTAATCGTATAGGGGAGCATCTCGCCGAGCCGCGCCAGAATACGAAAACGCCGTTCCTCCAGCGTATCAGTTGCTTTGGGTACGATCTCCAGCATCTTTTCCCAGCGGGACAGACCATAATTTCCAGCAGTATAGACAAACTGATTATCCAGCAGTTCAGCCGCCCGCTCCCACGCAAGTTCAAATTCCGGCTGCTCACCAGTTGTAATCCCTTTGAATTCCGCAATCTCCCGGACAACATAGGGCAGATAATGAATCAGTTTCCGTTCCATGCTCCACCGCCTTTATCTTCCGGCAATTGTCGCGGTATATGCCGTAATATCGCCTAAAACCGGTATTATATCCAACGGCAAAAGGAAGTTCGCCGCCGTCCCGTTGATCGTTGTCTGCGCAACGTCCAAGATTCCGGCAACGTTCAAAAGGCGGCTCTCCAGCTGACTGATCCGAACAATCAATTCCTCTTCCTGATCCGCCCAGTCTTCTGCCAGTTCCCTGAAATACCCTTTGACTGCTTCCTCCGCATAAGGCCTCACATCTTCCCAGCTCCAGCCGCGCTGAAAATAAAGAGAAAAGGTCAGGTCAAGCGTTTGCGTGCCGACCGGGAATACCTTTACGACATGCCCGATTGGAGCCAGCCCAACACCTTCCCCCGCATTCTGAGTGGGATCTATCGCAGTCTGTACCTGCTGTACAAGCGTATCTGACGGCGCTGAAAAAGTCGAATCGATAATCACCAGCTTTACCGTGCCGCCTACTGTCAGAAGGCTGTTTTTTCCGGCTTCATATACTGTTTGCAGCCACGTCAGGACGGGAAGCGGTACCGGAGGCAGCCCAGCCAGCCAGACCGCGGTTTCCGCCGGGGGAATCAGCGCCGCCGGAGCAATGCCGCTGTTCCATGCCCGGTAAACCTTTACGCCGCCGACGCCGGGCAAAGCGTTCACCCTCTGGATATAATCCGCCCGGTTTCCGCCGAATGCCTGCCGGTTCAGACTGTCAAAGTACCGCTTTCTAAAGGCCTCAGTGTCTTCTTCATCCTCGCCTGGAATCAGCCGCGCTGTAATCTGGCAGGTTTCCAGGCCGGGTATGTACTCTATCGGAATCACCGTTCCGCCATAATCGTTACCGGCTTCACCGGCCGTTTCACAGGTAATCTCATATACTCCGGCACTCTTTTCCATAGAAACAAAATAGTTCAAGTCCCCAATGGAGAAACGCTCCCCCATTTTCAGCCGAAGTACCGCTGGCGTAATCGTCATTTCCAGCACGGCTGCGCTTGCAGGAATGGGTGATAAGCCACGCTCCCGCGCACGCAAAATCAAATATTCACGGCTCGCAGTATCTGCAAAGGTTTCTTTCAGGACGTTGTCAAGCGCGATATATAAATTTTGCAGTTCTACCGCAGCCGGAGCTTCTGCCAACCATAGAATAGAACCTTCCCGGCTGTCCAAATTTTTGTTGCTATCCAGCGCCCGGCTTATCATCCGCTTTACAAGCTCTTCATAAGTAATGTGCTCGTACATTATCCAATTTTCACCTCCAGTCCCGCATTGACTGCTCCAAAAATACTAACCGCAGTAAACGTAGTCAGAACTTGCTTTTTGTTTACCGTAAACTGGAAATTTTCAACCGCTGTAATCCGATCATCCTGCAACAGTGCTTCCCGGATTCTCCGCTCAATCTCAGGAATACAGTATTCCGTATCCTTCCCAATCAGGTCATAGAGTTCCACACCATAATTCCATGAATGAATCAGCCAATGATACCGTTCTGTGTTCAGAATCAGGAAAATTGCCTGCTCCACTGCCTGGATTTGATCGACTGTTCCGGTCATCGTCTGCGGGCTGTGGTTCAGCCGAAATGTACGGCTTGGAAGCGTCCTAAACACAAAATCCTGTCGTAAATCTTCTCCCGTTTTGGGTATCATGACCATTCCCCCTTGAGCTCTGGTATGGGCTTGATCCGGTCGAACACAACAAACCGTTTGCCGCCCTGAATCCTTCCAAGCACAACCCAATCGCCAACGATTAAGGCATTATGGACAAGGAATTTTTTTCTCCCCCTATAATCGTGATTATGTGCCGCAAACTGCGGATAACCAGAACCACCGCTTTTGTCCTTCGTTTTATGGGGTACGGTCATATCCACTTCAAAATCGGTCACGTTTCTTGTTAAAACCAACATCTTTTCGGTGTAAATTGCCTTTTGATCAATCTGTATTTTCAGGGGAGAAACCGATATCACTTGACCAAATAAGAGATGCACCGGCTTACCGGCGTCCACTGCTTCTATTGCCGCCTGCTTCACAACTTCTACCGGGTTAGGCAATAAACTCACCTCCGATTAAATCTATATCCATCAGGTATTCATCCCCCTTGAATGTGTGTGTAACTTTTTCCACCACCAGAAACTGATTCGCAATCATATCCCCCAGATTGAGCGATATCATAACTGCGCTTCCCGCCCGGATACGCGTGTCGCCAAACGTATTTTTTATTGTCAGCCTGCGCGTTTTTTGATTATATAAGCCAAGCAGTGCATCCGCTTTTGCAGCTGCACCAGCTTCCGTCTTAATCTCTTCAAAGTATTGCAGAACGCCCCACTGATTCATGTGTTCACCGTCCTGCGCAACATACAATTCCCGCTTACCTGTCTTTTCATTATTGAATACAAGTTTTACTTTATCGTACGTCTGAACATCAATACTCGATTCATAATCAAAATCTTCCGCCGCCTCCGCGTCAATAAGCAAATCGGTCTTTAGCGTCTTAATATTTTTCAGCGTCAGGCTTCCGCAATCGTCATACAGGATAAACAGCTTCTTTGTATTCATCAGCGTTTCATCCAGCGCATTTTGAATCATATCAAACAACGTTTGATTTTCTTCAACAATTGTTTCAATCGTGTATCCGGTATCCTCTATCGTTCCAAGATTCAAACGGAAATCCCCTGCAATCCGTTTCAGCAAGTCCGATGCAGTCAGGTTTTCTTCCGTAATTGTATCCTTGTTTTTCAAATATCGGAGCTGGTCATATGCCGTAACGTTAATGGTGCCGTCCTTATTGCGCTTTTTCGTAAATACAAAACCAAGAAACATCGGTGCGCCGTCTATAAGCAGCTTCACTAAATCACCTTCCGTAAAGCTGATAACCTGATCCTTGACAACCCGGAATTCCAACTTCCCGGGAACGTTTTTTCGCTCCCATGTCAGTTTAGCACCTTCTACAACGCCCGGATAATATACCGTGCCGCTGTTCTGTATCAGAATTTGCACTTCCAAAGCGATATCACCTCAAACCTTCATGATGGCAGGATAAGTTCCTGATCCGGATAAATCAAATTCGGGTTTTTAATCTTATCCTTATTCAGTTCGTAAATCTCCTTATATCGGGAGCCGTCACCTAAGTGCTTCTTTGCGATATTCCAGAGGCAATCGCCTGATTTCACTTTGTAGCTGGTTTCCTTCGGTGCGCCGGAGGTCTCCCTCGGCGGCTCCTGCACAGCAGCTGTCGCGGGTTCTGACGGGGCCGCAGGCGGTGTGATCTCAACCGTTTTTGTCCCAAACGCACGGAACTGCTTCAGCTTCACACTAACGCCAACATCCATGCCCTCTTTTGCATCATCGGTAATCTGGTAATCTTCCAATCCTACCGTGAGATTTGAATAGAAAAAAGACGTCCCGTCCGGACGGCTCCGGTTCAAAATCCATTGAAACGGTTCTTTGTTTTTCTTGAGCCGTTCGAATAACGCAAGATAATAATCCGCACTCTGTGCTCCACCGTTCGTAAAAGGATACGGGACCTGCGGAAGGACCAGATCAAAGGAAACATCCGTTAAGGCGGCTTCCTTTAAGAAATTGATTTCTTCCCCGTTAATCAGTGTCAGCGTCTTATTTTGGTTATTGATTTTTACCTTCACCTTTGACGGTGTAAGCGACATCAGGACACCGCCGATGTACATCTTATATGCCATTACGGGTGCACCCCCTCACCGGAAATTTCAAGCTTTTCTGCAAAGCTGTTTGCCCAGAAATCCATAACGCCGTCAAGGTCAGTATCCTTGTCAACGTAATTTGTGTTTTCCTGATTTACTGTGATTTCCGCAGTCGTGTAACGGTTGATTGCTTCCCGTTCCGCGATATCTTTCAAATACGCTAAATCCTCCTCGGTATAGTCAAGTGCGTCTGCTGCGGCGGCTGTATTCGCGGCAGTATCACCGGTATTGCCATAAATACCGTCAAGCTGGTTTGCAGTGGAATCGCTGCCATAATCCGGCTGTTCAAAGTTACTCTTCAGTTTATTGATGATTCCATCGCCAATCGCTGCCCCGCTTTGAAACGCGTCCTTTGCCCAGCCAGATGAAAAGGCATCAAATGTATGGAAGCCCCCCGAAAAAGCCTCTGCAATGCTTTTGTATTCAAGCTTATCTGCCCTTGCCGCTGCTGCCTTTGCCGCAAATTCATCCGCTTTCCCAACGATACCGGAAAAGTCAAATTCTATAAACGGCAGTTGGTTCAGTGCTGAACAGATCTTTGCTATCACGCCTAACGCAGTAGATAACAAATCAAAAAAGAAACCCTTTACTCCGCTTATGGAGTTGTGAAACGCGGTTAAAATATTCTCGCCGCACGCGCCAGCGGCGCTGATAATTCCGAGAAAAACATTCGCGACCGTTAAAAGCAGATTACAGAAAAAATGAATTACTATACTTATCAGTCCGCAAACCGTTCCAAATACGGATGTGGACTTTGCTCCAAAAACATCGAAGTATCGAATCAGCGTTACTATTACGGTGATAATTGCGAGGATTCCAATTACTATCCACGTTACCGGACAGGCGCGTATTGCAGCGTTAAGCCCATCCTGCGCTATGGTTAGCGCAATAAGAGCAGCCGTTTGCGCGGCGCTTGCTACAGCGTGTGCCGCTTTGCCTGCCAAGTCCTTTAGTGTCGTCAGCCATGCGATACCCATCACCGCGTTATAGGCGACCAGCGCCGCTACAACGCCGTAAATAACCGGACTAACCCATGACCAATTATCGTAAAGGAAATTGCCAACGCCTGAAATTAGATCAAAGATTGCAAGCACAGCATTCGATACCGCGAACATTGCTCCTTCCGCCTGCGCAATAAATCCCTTGAAAACGTTGGAATTTGCAAAATCGTTGATCCTTTGCAAAACCGGCTGGAAGACCATCAGCGCTGTATTTTGGAAAGACTGCCAAACCTGTCCCCAGGTCCTTGGCATAGAAGCAAAGTTTTCGTTAATCTCATCAGCCGCTGCAAAAATTGCATTTTTTACAACATCGGCTGTCAACTCGCCTTCCTTCGCCATTTCACGGATCTGGCCAATACCCACGCCGAGATAATCCGCAATATTCCGAATCAAATTCGGCGCTTGTTCAAAGATGGAATTCAGCTCATCACCACGAAGCACCCCAGAACCAAGCGCCTGTGACAGCTGAAGCATTGCGCCTTGCGCTTCCGCAGTGCTTGTGCCCGCAATCGTCATTTGTTTTTGGATAAGCTCCGCAAAAGCAACCACCTCTGCGGAGCTGCTGAACGCCTCCCTTGCATTGTTCCCGAACCGGGCAACAACGCTTGCCATTTCTGCAAAAGAACCTCTTGAGTTCTGCGCCGCCTGGTACACCATTTCCGTTAAAGCCTGCGTTGTCTGCAAACCGTCATTCATCAGATTCAGGCGTGATTGCGTTTGAATTAACGTATCAGAAACATTCAGAATTTGACGACCGGTCTGCAACGTCGCATACGCGGCAACCATTCTCCCAATAGCCTGCATCAGCTGGTTTGCTTCACCGGCTCCCTGTTCGATCAGTTGGTTAAACCGCCCTTGTTCGTCCACGTTATCACGAATGTACCGCTCTGTGTCGCTCACGGCCTCTGAGAGCCGGTTATAGGCATCATTTGCTGCGCTGATATCCATACGGTCAGCCGCACTGTTTAGCGCTTCCTGCGCCGTCAGCGCCTGATTAAGCTGTGTCCGCAGACGTTCCAATTCGTTGCTGGTCCGCTCCGAGCCAATGTTGACCGGATTGGACGCAATCTGCGCGATACGGCTTTGAACCGCCTGCAAGCGGTTTTGCAAACTGCTTAAATCTGCCGCCGCATTGGGCGGGAAAATCGTGCTGCCAGCGGCATGTGAAGCAATTCTCTGCTGTGTCTGCTCCAGCGTATTCATCATGCTGTTAACGCTTTGCAGCTCCTGTTCAAAGCGCTCCGCGCCGGTGCTGGTAAAGACCTCAAGCCCCCGCGTGTCCCATGTTGCCGGGATCTCGACAGGACGGGAAAAATCGTCCCTGACCGAGCGTGTCATATTACTGATGTTCTGGGACATTCGTAAAAATGCGCCGTTAATGCTTTCAACGTCCATACCTTGCATTGCCGCGTTCAGCGCTTCCTGACTGGACAGCGCCTGCGCAAGCTGCGAACGTAAACGCTCCAGCTGCATATTTGCCTCATCGCTGCCCACGTTTAAGGAAGACTGTTCCACAGCCAGAATCGCAGCCTGCAAATCCTGCACCCGGTTTTGTAATGTCTGAATATCGGTAATCGCATCCGGGGGAAGGATTGCCGATGCTGCCGCTTGCTGCGTAATCGCGTCCTGCGTTGCCGCAAGCTGGTCCAGCATGGCGTTTGCGCTTTGAATTTCCTGTTCAAAGCGTTCCGCACCCGTGCCGGTAAACACATCCAAAGTATCAGAACGCCAGACAACAGGAACCTCAACGGGCTGCGAAAAACTGTCCCGCACCGAACGCTCTACACTGCCCACGTTTTGCGACAGCCGCAGATAAGCCGCGTTGATATCTTCAATATCCATGCCCTGCATGGCGTTATTCAGGTTTGTCTGGCTGGCCAGTATCTGCGCAAGCTGGGAACGTAAATGCTCCAGCTGTGCGTTTGCTTCGCCGCTGCCAATATCAAGCGAATTTTGCTCCGCCTGCTGAATTGCCGCGCGTAAATTTTCAATCCGGCTTTGCAGGGCCTGAATATCCGTAATCGCATCGGCCGGAAGGAATGACGCACTTTCTGCCTGCTGTGTAATTTGGGATTGCGTATCATTCAGCCGCTCCAGCATGGTATTTGCGCTTTGAATCTCTTGTTCAAAACGTTCGATCCCGCTGTTCGTGAAAACATCCAGATTGTTTGCCGCCCATGTCACCGGCGGAACTGCGGGCGGGTTTATCGGGATATCGACCGGAGGCGCGCCGTGTGCAGAAATCGTCGCCGCGTTTTGCCTGGCCCGCGCCATATCATCCTGCATCTGCCGGTAAGCAGCTCCCGCCTCCATAGCAGCGTCCCGCATTCCATCAATTACCGAAGTATCCACCGGGCTTGCGCTTAACCGCTGCATATTCTCAAATGCTGAAATCGTTAGATTCAGCGCATTCAGCATACTATTCAGCGGCGCAGAAAAGCCGTCGAACAGCCGTAAAGAACCCTCCACCGTTGCCATTCTGTCAGCCCTCCTTTACCGCCGCCGTTTCCCGCTGGATTTCTTTTGTTTCAGCTCTTTTTCTTTTTTCTTTTCGTTCTCGATTCGCACATTGATTGCAGCAATAATAAATGCCCGTTCCTGCCGGGGCAGCGATAAGAAAACGTGCGGCAAGATATGAAGTTCGTGAAGGCAATAGTAGCAAATGTTTGCTTCACTATCGCCCTCCACAATTAGTTTTTTGCTTCGTCTACCTCGTCCTGAAGTGTCGTCACAAAGCCGCAGGCTTCCTGCACCTTCGCGATATAGTCCGCGTATTCGCCGGGCGTCAGCATCGTTTTCAGAAGCGCCTCCGCACCCATGACATGGTAGCTGTCCTGCAAAGCCTTGTCGTTCAGATTCGGAAATACGGTGCAGGCTACTGCCAGCTTTCCGAGATACTTGTCGTAATCGGTTTCCCGCTGGAACTGGTGCTTTCTGCCGGGCACCGGCACCTGCTGGACACATGCTTTCCGCAGCGCTTCATCCTCCGTGCCGCTGATCGTCTTAGAGCAATCGGCGAAAAGGTATTCAGTATCCGGCGCAGGTAAACCAACCTTGACAATCAGAAGGAGTAACCAGGTT